ATCATCACTCCGCTGCAGAGCATCGTCGCCGCTACCAACAGCTGGCCGGAGGAGGAGTCGCTTCAAGCATTTAGCGACCGTTTCTTGTTCCGCCCCACGGTGCATACGCTCAAGAAACCGACTTCGAAGCGCATTCTCGATCAATGGGCTTTGGGTATCGAGCAACGTCCGGAGGTGGGCGAACACATCACGCTCAAAGAGCTCAGCGCTCTTCAGGACGAGGCGGCGAAAGTGAAGATCTCCGAGGAGTTTTTAGACAAATTCAACAGTGTATGGGAGCTCCTATCGCAGCGGGGCATTTTGATCAGCGATAGACGTCGGGTTCAGATCCTCAAGTTCCTTCGGGCTTGGGCGGTCGTCCAGGGCGACGATACACTGCATCCGGAGCATATGCACGGCAGCGTCGTACACATCGTTTACACGAGCTCTGACGATCAACAGGTAATCTGCGAAGTTCTAGAGCAGGAGATTCCCACGGCGGCCAAACTGTTCGCGGACGCAAAACGAGCAACCTCAGGGGTTATGGCTGAGTTCCAGGCGACTGTGCACCGCAGCCGTGCAAACAATCTGGAAGGTCTAAACGAATATGTAACGATGCTGCGCAAGTATCACAAGGATGTGAACACGATTAAGGTGAAAGTGGACGAGCTACTAACGAGCGACCGTACCAAGATGAGCGCATCCGAGCGCATGAACGGCGTTAAGCTCACACAACAGCTTCAAAACAATCTGGACTCTATCGCCCGCGAGATCTCGGAGATTGCACAATGACGCCTCAAGACCACCCGATCACCCCGCCGCCTGAGCTGGTGCGTGAGTGGGCGACTACTAACGGAACTAGCTACGAAGACCTTTTTGCTTTGTGTCAAAACATCGCCACCCAAGCCGCTCGCTGGGGCGCTGACCAGGAGCTGGAGGCGTGCTGCCAGTGGCAAGACACCTTCAACTACCAAAACGCTGGCAACCTCCTCCGCGCCGCCCGCCGCCCCAAGCCGCCGAGCTTGAAGGAGCAAAGCCTTGCTCTAATTGACAAGATCCAAAACAACAAAGAAATGTGGCAGATAGACGACCTTGATGTTGTCCGCCGCGCTCTCGAATCCTTGCCCGATTAGTCAACATCACTACCATGCCCTACTTCACCAAAAAGCCCGTTCAGATTGAAGCCCGCGAGCACACTGGAAGTGCGTCTTCTGCGGCAGGGCTGATTAAATGGATCGTTGACCAAGGAGGAGAGGCCAGTGCGATTGGCGAGTTTCTGCTGATTGAGACCCTTGAGGGGACGCATCGAGCCAACCCCGGCGACTGGATCATTAAAGGAATCAAGGGTGAGTTCTACCCATGCAAGCCTGACATCTTTGCCGCTACTTACGACCCCTCTTAGTCCGATCAACTAAACACCATGTCTAAACTTTTACCCTCTGCTCACGCAGTATTGAATGCGCTCATAGCAAAGTGGGAAGCCGATCCTTATGAGATGGATGTGGTAGCAATTGCTGCCGCCATTCGTGCTACTGCGGAGCAAGCACACCCAAAAGCTCACATTGAAGACATTGACTACGTTCACCAGAGTTATGTTGATGGGTGGAAAGATGCTCTTGATGTAATCCTTGCCATCGCCGACGAGCTTGAAGCCCTTTAGTCAGACCCACTTCTTTTTACTAAAAATGACACAAACACGTCGAGAGTTCTTACGTATTGTCGAGAATCAGCCGCTGACTCTGTACTGCAGCGCACTGGCTGACTTTCTGTGGGACGACTTTGTCCGCGAGCAGAAACCCAGCGTCAACTACTTAATTAACAACTACGAGATTGTTCAACTGAGCCGCTTCGGTAAAGAAATTTTCGAACGTCTGTATAACGAAGATCAAGTCAAATGGCTTGTCAGCGAACAAGACGTCGAGGACTACTTCCGTGCTGTGTGCGACGGGATGCCCGCAAAGCTCCCTGAGAATTACCGCCCGGAGAACGGTGTGTGGTTTGCGGTCATGGATGAGCTGACCAACGCCGCAGGCTGGCCTCTTTTGCTGCACCGCTGCGTGGGCGATCAGTTCGCCTCAGGTAACAACGCAGTGATGCTGCTGAACGAGCTTGCCGAAGCCATCGAGCAAGCAATCAGCGAGCAGACCTTTGACGTAGAGTTGCTGACCAAAAGCGGACAGCAGCTACAGGAGCTGCGGGACAAGTTCCAAAAAGAAACAGCTAAGGGAAACACAGGCAAAGCTGCTGAGATCAGACAGCAAGCTAAAGAGTTGATCAACCAGATCAACGACGCGATCCAGGAGGCCAAAGAGCAGGTGGGCGCTGAGGCCAGCAGGATCGTCGATAGCGTCAACAAGGCTAACGACGAACTGCAGGAACAAATGAGCAGCCTGTTCGGTGACACAGCGGGTCAGGGCGCATCGTCGGGCACGCTGGCAGATAAGAAAGCGCTGGCCAAACGGCTGAACCGGAATCAGACGCTGCGTAAAATCGCCACGCGGCTCGGTACCCTCCGGCGGATCTGGGCAGAGCGCAAGCGTGCTCGTAAGGCAAAGAGCAACTACGAGAACATCACCGGTGCCAAATTCGACAACAACATAACGCAAGCATTTCCCAGCGAAATTGCACTAGCGGCTACGCCGCAAGGCCGCGCATTATTTGCTCTCAAATACTCTGAACGTACTCTGCTTACCAAGGACTATACCGCCAGTCGTAAAGATCTAGGCAAAGGTCCGATCGTGATGTACATCGACGTGTCGGGATCAATGACAGGTGCCAGCGAAATCTGGTCCAAAGCCATTGCATTCGTCATTGCTGAAGAAGCTCTGAAGCAACGTCGCAAGGTGCAGATAAACCTATTTGATACCTTCATTCAAAACAGTGTCACGATCGAACCCAACAAAGCAAGTGCCTCAAAGTTGCTGGATTTTGTAGGCGACTGGTTTCTGCGCGGAGGCACAAACTTCAACAGCGTGATTGACCACGCGCTGAAGAATGACGAGCTGACAAAGAACAGCGACGTCTTGATGATTACCGACGGCGAGTCGGCGGTCACCGATGCGTTCGTCAAGCGCCTCAAAGCGTTCAAAGAATCTACAGGCACTCAGTGGACAACGTTCTGCATCGCCAGGCACCTTCCCCCGGTGGTTGCGACATTTAGTGACGAGAGTTACACCGTAGATACCTCCGACGATAATAATGTTGTAGACGCTATTCAGAAAGCAATCCGATGACATCAAACGCCGGTGAAATTTTCAACGAGCTGATCGCCGAGTACGACACCGCACAAAAGGTCAGGGAGCAGTCCGAGAGTCCCACGCCGCATTGTGTGGGGCAGTTCTGGATGAGCAACAACAGGTTACACATCTCGGCTTTGGGTCCAGACGGTAAAACCATCGTCTGGCTCCCTGTCGAGGCGCCCCAGGGACAAGAGGACGGGCCTACCGCGTTGTGGGTTTAGAAAGTCTTTAGATAAACGGTTGCAGAGTCCGTGAAAAGCCTTTACCATCTACCTGTCAAAGCCCTTGGCTCTCATGTTTACCTACACACTCAAAGGAAAAGATCTGACCAAAGACGAGGCGGTGGCCCTGGCTGAAGCCACGTCTGCCTCTCCTATCAAGATCGAGCTCGCATCGGTTCTCAACCTCCGCAAGGTAGACAGCGCAAAGCTTTTCAAGCTTTCGGTAGAGAAGAAATCTCCAGAGCTTGCGAACCTCGCATGGAAAATTTCCGTGAGCGACGCCTTGGAAGCTCCGATTGCTTTGACGAAGCAGCTCGAAGTGATGTCCATCCAGCGGCCGGTTGACCAGCTGCTGGAGGATCTCCACCGGTCTAACGGACTGTGGGCAGTCGGAACAGCAATGATCCTCGGCTCCGCCAGCAACGGATCCTGGTGGACGCTGCGCCAAGTCGCAAGCTATTGGGTGAACAACCTTGAGGTGAGCCCGAAGTCAGTTCTGTTCCAAGGCTTTGAGCTGAGGAACGGGGCGTGGGAACCCAAAGATTTCCGGGCTGGCATCTCGCGTCGCGAAACCTTCCACGTCTCGCCGGTGTATATCGGCCTGCGCGACGCTCTGCAATGGCTCATGAAGAACGACCTCGTTGAGCGTCGCAGCAACATCTCACGCGGCAGCCGCGACGAGAACCAAACTTCGCAAGTGCGAGCAATGCTCCGGCCCTTCTACAGTGTGCAGCTGAACGAGCGTGGCAAGGAGATGATCGAGTTGTGGGGAGACGCCGAGCAGTTCATTCTGAATTCCTTCAAAACCCGCCTGCGCTGAAAGCTCAGGTAAACTTCTCAAACACCGCTCAGCCTCGCGAAAGCGGGGCTTTCTTTTATGCAAGTTAAATTCATTCAAACGACAGATCAGTACAAGCAAGCACTGAATGAACTCAAAGAAATAAATAAGTTGTGCTTGGATACAGAGACCACGGGGCTACAAGCCTCTCTGGCTCGGTGTCGTTTGCTGCAGCTCTGTGACGCGTCGCCGACTTTAGAAGATCGCTGCGTCTACGTGTTCGATCTGTTTAAAGTTCCGGTAGATGATGAGCTGAGAAACTACATAGAAACAAGAGAGTTGTTTGTGATTCACAACGCCAATTTTGATTTTCAATTTCTGTTCAGCTTGGGTATCGATTACAAAGGAAAAGTCTTTGATACTTATCTTGCCGAGCGAGTACTGCGGGCAGGCTTTAAGGAGAAGCGTATCTCTCCGCAGGCAAACAAACCCTATTTCGCTGACGTATCCTGTTCCCTTAAAGCCGTTCTAGAGCGGCGACTAGAACTACAGATAGATAAGGAACTGCAAGTTTCTGATTGGGGCGCACCGGAGCTAGACCTAGAACAGATCGAATACGCAGCCCGCGACGTGGACTTACTGCCTAAGGTCGCAGCGTTGCAGATCGAAGAGCTCAAAGAGGAAGACCTCATGGGCGTTTACAGCATGGAATCGAAGGCTGTACGCCCTGTAGCTTGGATGTGCTACAGGGGATTCGCAGTGGACGTAGCTAAGCTAAAAAATCTAGAGAGCGAGATACGAAAAGAACTGGAAGAGAAGACCAAAGAGTTTGTCGAAGAGCTCGATTCTCGTTTGCCGGAAGAAGCTAAATTGCCTCGCGACGTGGACGGGAACATTGCCGTCGGTAAAAAACCGAAAAAGGAGTTCAATCCTTCGAGCTGCGCCCAAGTCTGCAAAGCTTTTAACGCATGTGGAATCGAGCTGCCGTTTGACCTAGAAACCAAAAAGCAAACCCTAAGCCAGATCTCTCTGTCCGAATTCAACAGCGACGACCCCACGCTGGCTTTGTTCCGCCAACGCGTTAAAACAGAAACAAAGCTAGAGCATATAACTAAACTGATTGACAACATCAATCCTGTTACCAACAGAATTCACAGCTTCTACAACCAGTTTGGTGCTAACAGCGGGCGCTTCACATGCACAGGAGCTAAGAGAACAACGAAAAAATCTGGAAAACAAACCTACGCGGTGAACTTGCAGCAGATTCCTCGCTCCAAAAATTTCCGAGAGTGCTTCGTTGCCTCTCCCGGATTCAAACTAGTTATCTGCGATTACTCCCAGATGGAGCTCCGATTGCTAGCTGAGCTAGCGAATATACCGGAGATGCAGGAGGCGTATAACCAAGACATTGATCTACATACACTAACAGCAAGTCGTATGAACGATTGTGATATTTCGGAAGTTACAAAGCAGCAGAGACAGATGGCGAAAGGAGCAAACTTTGGCATGATCTACGGGATCGGCTACTCGAAATTCAAAACATATGCTGCGGCGTCTTTTGGATTGATGCTGACTTTATCGGAAAGCAAAGTGACTCACGCAAAGTTCCACGCTTCGTATCCTCGCCTGCGGCAGTGGCATCGTGAGCGAGGTGCTCTCGTGCAAGACGGTTGGTGCTACACCCGCACAGCTATGGGACGGCGCCGTCTACTCAGTTTTGACGATGCCAAAATGACCATCGCCGCCAACACATTGATTCAGGGTTCTGGCGCTGACATCTTGAAGGTTGCTTTGGGCGAGCTGAATCCGTCCATAGGAGACGACGTCCGCTTAGTGGCTGTGGTACACGATGAAATCGTGCTCGAAGTGAGAGAGGAGTTAGCTGATGAATGGCAGCACAAACTGTCGGACATAATGGTGGCCGCAGGTGATACGGTCTTTAACAAAACTAGACTCGTCGCCGAAGCTGGAATTGGGGAGGATTGGAGCGCGAAGTAAGCACACACCCAACATAGGTGTGCTAAATTACTAACCTAAGGAAACCGCAAACGTACTCCATGTCTCGGCTGCTCGCTGTGCCTAAGGGTAACGTAAAAGATGTATTTACGCTGAAAAACGACGGGAAGTATTTTGGTGTAATTGAGGGCGAGGATAACTTCTTTGTCTGCCTGACAGAGTTTGACTCGCCCCTTGCGGCGGCTAACCACGCTCGATCCTTAAAGCGTCAAAATAAAATCGGTAGCGCAGCTAACACCTTAAAAAAGTTAGAAGCGCCCAAGATCCGTTCTAAAGTACCAAAGAAAAAGCAGCTCTTTACCGAAGCCGAAGTGGCGACTCGGACTCACTTACAGTTCAGGGAGGTCTGGGTCATCACAAACCCGGAGGGTAAGTTTGTGGTGGAAGCGATTAAAAACAAAACACTGGTTAAATACAGCGGAGAGCGAGGCAACGCTCAAGTATTTAAAACCTATGAAGATGCGTTGTTCACACTAAATACGCTGGATATGGTGGTCAAAAAAGGCCACCAGCTACGACGGTACTTTGAAAACGTATAGTAATTTTGCTATCCTGTAACTAAGATTGGGTTCAGATTAGTGACTGCGACTCCTGCTTACGGTTTCCGAATCAGCGGCACGCCTCAGGTCGGTCCGATGTCGCAAGCCATGCAAGCGGGCGACGTCAAAGGTATTCGAGATATCCTGACGCAGCGATTCCCTGGTCTTCAATTCGAGACCATGGACGCAGAGTTAGAAGAAGTAGATAAGCCCACTGAAACTACTCCTGTTGTTTCGCCGGCAACAGACGTCACCGGAGAAACGAAAAAAGAAGAAACGACAGCGACTTTATACGGCGATTACATGGCCGGGCTGCCTGGCGGTGTTAGAGATTTAGTTACTACTGATTACAAGGGTGTCCGAGGCGGTCGCGTTGGCGCAGGTAACTACACCACGGCGAGCATGATTCCTGGTGCTCAAGTACAGACACCCTCGGTTCCCTCGACACCTTCCTCAACGCCAAGTACAGGCGGTGGGACCACCACTTACAACGCCCCCGTTGTCGGCGGTAATTGGCAACAGTACTACGGAGATTATTACAGCGGGGACGTCAACTACGGCACGATCGGTGGAGGAGGCGAAGGGGATACGTCAGCACAGACGACTGCCCCAGCACAGACGACTGCCCCGGCGGCCACAGCTCCCCAGAGAGGAATGCAACCTGATTGGGCAACCTCCACAAAACAACAACCGACAACGATTCAAAAAGCATCGGGAGGTTTTGTTGCATCCACGGCGAATAAAGGAACCTATGTTGCGCCTTCAAGCGCAGAAGCTCCTGCTGGCGCTTTCGCAGCGTTTCAGCGAGTGGAGCAAAGGCAAGCTGCTCAGCCGGGAAACACAGGTGTTTTAGCGGCAGCGAAAGGCGGCCAGACTGCTCAGGCGCAATCCACGCTGAGCCGCAACGAAGCGGCCGCACTGCTATCAGCTCCTGGTAATAACGCCAAAGCTGCGGAGTCTGCTTTAAAAGCCGCAGACAAAGGTCGGGTTGAACTCAGCAACCAAGCTCGTCAGGTATTAGAACAGGCCGCTAGTAAAAATGATGGCGGTAAAGGCAAGAAGAAGTAAAATTTGGAACATCACAGCATAGTATTTAACAGTCATAACAAATCCTTAGCCCTGTCTATCGTCGCGGCGGACACGGCACATGCCCAAGGTCAAGCCCTCGATATAAGCAGGGCTTTAGATTGCGACAAATATCAAATAACTTACTTGAAATCCAGACCAACCCCAGTCTCAAACTTATTTGAACGATTGGCACTAAACGATTTCAATCAAAGAGATTGTGCTGTGTGGGAGGGATCTATAACTAACGGAAGCCCCTGCTTCTATGCGCTAAGTAAACGCTATTACGTCAGAACTACGATACTTAAATATCTAGACATCCCGAGGGACGGTGCCATGCCCAAGCCACGGTGCGACAACCCTCTCTGTGTAAACCCGTATCACTTTGAGTATCACAGTGAGAAAAATGCGAAACTAACCAGCGGCGACATTCAAATGCTGCTAGCCTTCCATGGCCAAGGCGCTTCTGCTCGTCAGATCGCCAAGGCACTTAACGTAAACCGCTCAACGATCTACAGGAAGCTCAAGGATGAACGTCTTCATTCTGGGATTGTGCGTCACCTCTGAGGCGCAGACAGACGAAGGAACGACCAACGTGCTCGCCGAGGCTCTGCCTTCCAACGACAAGCGAGTCGCAACCAAAATCCAACTCCTTCAAAAATCTGACCATTACGTCGGAAAACTCCTCAGCAATCTTAAAAAAGGTCAAACCGTCCTGGCGCTGGGTCCCACGCGGGCAACCGTAGATGGTGTCCTTCAGATGCAACCCATGCTCGTGGTCACCGAAGAAAACTTCAGTGATTTGCTGGCGATTAACCTGTTCATTGCCACGGGGGGCCTCGGCCCTAAAGCAGACGAAGTTGAACTGGGTGATTCGACCGTAACCAATCGGTCCCTTGCCTGGCAGGCTGAAGACAGCGAAACACAGTGGTTCAAAATCACAGCGTGGAATGAGCTGAGTAAGCAACTCTCCGATCTTGCACCGGGGACACCAACTATTGCAGTTGGTCGGGTATCCACTTCCGAAAAAGACGACAAAAACTACCTGAACTACAACCTGGACAAAGTTCTTTATCTCCCGAAGTCGACCCGTAAGGCACCTACTAAGGCTGCCGATCCTGAGAAGGGTAAGGTCGCTGCCGCTGCCCTTGGATCTATTGATTTCTCGCTCTGATCTCCTCCGCTAACTAACTGATGTACATCGCTGGCGAATTTTCCGAATCGGAAATCCTGTGCAACGTTCCTCCGCACACACTACGAATTGATCTCCAAGCTCGCCGTTGGAAATCCGACGTCGATCCTGACTCCGCCATCGTCGACCGAAACGACAACGGAATTCCCATTGAATTCATTCTGCTTGGGTTCAGTCCGTTCTATGGCAACCTTGGGATGCGCCAAGGCGAAGAGTTCCTTCGCATTGCCTACATCGGCGTGTCGCCCAAACATCGCCTGCTGCCCCCACGCTGCGTAACAACCAGCATCATCAGCGGCAAGTCTTCCCAGAAGAACTTCATCTCTTACTTCCAGAACCTGTACAACAACAGGATCAACGTAGGCACCGTGGTTACGACCACGAAATTCGAGACTCGCTCCTTCAACGAGCGCGATCCCATGACCGGTGCCGACGGTGCCAAGATCAACTACAACGCACTTTCGTTTGCTGATCGGCCGCCCCAAAACGAAGAGGAGCAGCAGCTGATCAAGGACATTGCCGATTGGCTCAAGAACGGCGGCGCCGAGTCTGCGAGCAACGTGTTGAAGTCTGTGATCCCTGGTGGTGATCTGGTGGAGCTGCCCCTCGGCGGAGACCACGCGGCAATCAAAGCTGCGTTCCAAGCTGCGCGTAGTCACCCGACTACCGAACAGCTCGCTTCCGCCGGCGATCCCAAAGCCCTAGCTTCTGCCGCCGAACCTCCCTCGGCAAAAAAGAAACTTGAGCTTACGGAAGAACAAGCCAAGAAGCTCGGTTTAGATTTCTGATCTAAACTGATTCAGAGCCAAGGTCTGAGCCTCCTACGCGGGGGCTTTTTTTTTACATGCTTTCTGACTACCGCTACAGAATTAAATACAAGAACCTGTGGATCGCGATCGTTATTCAAGATTATGGGTTTGCAGGTAATGTGGCCCTGAGCATCTGCAAAAGCAAGCGAGCCCAGAACGATTGGTTCTGCAACAGAAAGAACAGGAGGGCACGCAGAGCAGCTCGCATTCAAAACGTTAGCGACCTGAAATGCTGGGCAGTCTGCGCCCGTCTCATGCGTCTCGTCTTAGACTACACTTCAAACCCTCTGTTTATCTACCCCGAAGACAGCACCCGTGACGTGCTGATGCGCTACGCAGAACGCTGGGGTTTTGAGAAGGGGTCAGACAACGTCTGGGTCCGCGTCTGCATCTAAAAGAGGCGACTCTCCGCCATACAGTTCGGTTAACGGCGGAAGTTCCACGCCGGTCCGAGCGCACCAGTTGACGAGCCTCGTAAACAACCCGCCCTTGATCAGGTATAGCCGGTGTATATCCCCAAGGATCTTCACAAGCTCCTCTTTGGTTAGCTTGTCTGCGTCCCTGATGACCCGCTGGTGAAGGAAACTTTGTTCAGCGGTGAGCTCGAAGAGACGCATGAGACTCGGTGACCCTGCGTTAAGCCTAGGATCAAGGCACTGCAAACAGGATTAGAATTCATCTTTTCCTAACGTAATCAAATCACCATGAGCACCAACTTCTATCAAATCCCTCAAGGCATTGTTCATCAACTATCATCACGTCTCTCCTTGACTGGCAGGCTGTTGTTGCCCTGCGATCTAGAAGGACAGCTGGCGGCTCAGTTCAACCAACAACAGCTGGACTGCGACAGCTACGAGAAAGGAGTCCATATCTTCGATCCCCTTTGGTGGACTGCAAAGCAAGGTGTGTACGATTGGGTAATTGCAAACACAACAGGATTAAAAGAAGAGACACACTACGTTCTAGACTACGGCATAAAAATAGCAAACAAAGGTGTGATTGTATTAGACCGCTTAAGCTTTCTAGAGCCCGTAGCCAAACGGCGCAAGTTGTTCCAAAACAGTAAGCTGTCTGACTTGATGATCTTCTCGCCACGGCCGCAGTTCAGCACTGTCAGCAAGTCGCGTGATTCTGTAACGTCCGCATGGTTTGTCTTCAGGCAACCGAAGAACTGGATGGATGGCACGAACATCGAGTTTCTTGTAGATTGGCAGTCAGTTCCGCCCCTCCTCTTAAATCAAAGTGCATAAAATCGAAAAACTTCACCGGGAACTGCTTGAAAAACTGACGGAGACAAACCGTGGTCTTGATCGGATCGCATCATTACTCGTTTCAACCCAGCTACTCCAGGAATGCGTTTCCCCCGACGGCGAAGCAAGAGATGCAGAGACATGCGCAGAAATTGTTACTGAGTCTTTTAACGCAGGCCAATGCCTCCACGAGCAAATGATTGATGCTCAACGAGACTTCAAGTATCAAGTAGATGAGTTCTATATCGGTGGGGACGACAGTGACGAGGAAGACGAAGATGATGATGGCCCCTCTCCGCAAATAGCTTTAAGGTTTTAATTCAGCATCAACAGGTATAGAATACTCAAAGATTTAAGACGGAAATTCCCGTCTTCCTTAACGTGTCTAATAGTACCAGGCTCACGGTCAACGGTTTACGTCACTACCGTTGCGAAGGTGTAGATGTGCCTTTGCCTTCGGTGACATCTGTTTTATCCGCCACGCAGAGCGCCGAGACACAGCGTAAGCTAGCGCATTGGAATGCGTTAAATCCAGGCGTTGCTGACGCTGCAGCAGCTCGTGGAAGCTGGATCCATGAGGCGGTAGAGAACCACATCAGGGGGATTACAGTAAACCCCAGAGAAGATCTTAAGCCTTATTGGAAGGACGTTCCAGAGAAAGTTGACGAATTGATCGGCAGCGGACGCGTCCTATGGAGTGAAAAACCCTACAACCAACCCGGTTGGTCCCGCTACGTCGGGGATGACGGAGTCGGACGCATACACTACTACGATGCTCCAACAGGCCATGGCTGGGCGGGCTGCTGCGACATCATTTATAAAGACAGCAACGGCGAAATCATCCTGGGCGACTTCAAAACGTCCGTAGGACCATACAGCGCGAAGTTCCCTTCAAGCAAAGCTGACATCCCAGAGAACTTAAAGAAAGCACTAATCAGTGGAGTCTTTAAATTCAAGAAAACGAAACTCCAGCTTGCTGCCTATACAATTGCAGCCGAAAAATGCTTGGGTATTAAAATATCGAAAACCCAGATAATTGTATCTACTCCTATACCTGAATATAGCGTTCAGGTATTTAGTTTCGGAGAAAAAGATATAGAAAAAGACAAAGAAAACTGGTGGCAGATAGTGCGAAAGTACTACGACACTCACGACGTAACAGGGTGAGTCTCATCTAAGACGATCGAATCTAGAGAGATTCGGTTGTTACAGAGCAAACCATGCGCGTTGCGCTTTTCTGTGCCAGAATGTCCGGGCCACAAGGGGTCTCATGGAATTTAGTTATTCGATCAACGACGAAGTTCGCGAATATCTAAATCCGAAGACCGGAAAGATAGCATCGGGTGGTAACTTTGCTGCCTTTAACGAGAACTGGAAAGCATCCAGCGACTCGACAGAAGTCATCGCGAATCGAATCGCGGCGGGTGCCGGTCTGTGTGCAGCACAGCTGATTGAAGGCAGACGCAAAAGCGGAGACACCGGATTCATAAAAGCCGGTTTAGTTATCATCGATATTGACAATCAGGCAGACGGTAAAGACGAGAACGGAGAAAAGATAAAGGACATTCAGTTAACAGTTGAACAAGCACTTGAATTAGATATATGTAAGAAGTACCTGTCGTTTGCCTACTACTCCCCGAGCAACACACCAGACTGGCCCCGGTTCCGTCTCGTCTTTGGACTCGAACGAGACATCGTCCAGCCGGACTTCTACCAATGGTTTGTACGGCAGATAGCCGTACAGATTCCTGGCTCAGACAAGCGTGCGACACAGACTGTCAACCTGTTCTACGGTGGTCGTGGTCCGCAGGATTTAATCTGCGCAACCGACAAGTTCATCCCCGCCTGGCAGATCGACGAAGGCGCCCGAGTTTTTTCCACGCTGCCGCAGGACTCGTCGCTCCGGCACGACGCTCACGAAGCGTTGGATTGCACGATCGCAGCGGATGGCTGCCAGCTTGATCTGTTGCTCAGCAAATCCGTTCAGAACATGCTGCACGGCGAGGCGGTCGAAGACCGGAGCCTAGCCATGGCAACGGGTCTCAAGGAAATCATCGGCTGGGCTAACTGGTGCAACGGTCATAACGTCACCCTGGCGGAGCTCCCCCTTGACGTTGCGCACCGTCTGTTCTACTCTATCTACGAGTACGCCCCAGAGCTAGACGGCAAGTTCAACCGCATCCTGAACTCGATCGCAGACGCGACGAGCCTCCGACCAGCAGCGGCCATCGTGGCAGAAGATGCCGAAGTGGCGTGCTGGAAAAAAGTTAAATACGCAAACCGTTCTGTATTCGCAGAGCAGTGTCCCGACTCCGTCAAGGATCGGATCAAAGCAAAAAAAGCACAACCAAAAAACTCTGTGCTTTCAATCGACGACTTCGATCTGACTAGCGAGCCGTCGCCCAAAACAACATCAACATCCACAAAAACACCCGACGAAGAGCCCATGGTTGCCACGCCGCAGACTCCTGCACAACTGATCAACCTGCAAAACAACGACCGTGCGTTCAGCGAGAACGACATTGCCGAAGTTATCTCCAGCAACTACGGCGATCAGTTCCTATATGACTCCTCCCTCGACGAATTCTTTAGTTACGACGATGAGGAAGGGATCTGGTTCCTGAGCGACGAACAGCATATCAAACGTCGTATTCTGAAAGCACTAGATACGTTCGTACAAACAGGTATTCTTCAGCGGTACAACAGCGGAACCGTTAACAGCATTTTTCTTCTGCTGAAAGCCCGTCTGCTTCGCTCCATCAAGGGCGGACGTAAATCCATCTGGACTTCCAACCGAGGCAAGGTGGCATTCCGAAATGGCGTTCTGGACGTGGAGACCCTGGATTTTGCCGATGGTTTCCAACGCGATCTGTACTTCCGCAGCCGTCTCGGTTTCGACTTCAGCGAAGACACCAACTGCCCGAAGTTCCTGAGCTGGTTGAGTTGGGCAGTAGGAAAAGATAACGTCGTCATTATCCAGGCATTCTGTCGGGCTGTCCTTGTCGGTTACGCAACGGGCGAGCGCTTCCTCCACCTGATCGGTGCCGGTGGCTCCGGTAAATCCACGCTGCAACAGGTTTTGATTGCGCTGGCGGGCTACACGGGCACGCATACGTCCGACCTGGAGACGATCGAAACCAACCGATTCGAAGGGCACAGCTTGATCGGAAAGCGGCTCTTGCTACTGACCGACGAAGCTTCGTTTAGCCGCCGCCTGGACACCCTCAAAAAGCTGACGTCTGCTAGCGACACGCTGCGGGCCGAACGGAAGTACGGCAAAGAGGTGATCAACTTCAAGCCAGAGCTCTTGGTCTCTATCGCATCGAACGAGCACATCAGCAGCTCGGACATCAGTAGTGGTCTGGAGCGCCGGCGCCTCACGATCGTGATGAACAACGTCATCAACCCCTCGAAGCGCAAGAACTTGATCAGCGTGTATCCCGATCACATCGAGGGTGAGTTTGCTCCGGAGTTACCGAACATTGCAGCCTGGGCACTCAGCATGGGACATGATCAAATGCGCGAGGTGCTGGCCAACCCGACTAAGTTCGCTCCTACGTTGAACACGACGAACATCGAAGCTCTGATCTTCAACAACCCGATCGTGGCTTGGCTGGCCGAGTGCACTATGTACGCACCCAATTCCTATACCGTGCTTGGTGCCGGTGCCCTTAAACCGAACATCGACGAGCAGGAGAAGGGTCTGTACGTTAAAAACGCATTCACAGAAGTGTATGCGAGCTACTGTAACTTCGCCAAGTGCAACGGTTTCAGGACGATTGCCAAGCCCCGCTTCGTGGACCGTCTGCGCGAGACAACTAACAACGTGTTGAAAGTACCCGGCGTGCAGTCTAAATTCATAAATGGCAAAGCTGTCATTCAAGGACTCGTAATCAAGCCCTATGATCCGACCACGGATCCGCGTAACCGGGGTGATAATCGACTGCCGTCACCGGTAGACTTTGCTGCAAACCCCAACGTCTGGGATAAGGCGTTTACGGAACACGACCCAAAACCATCAAATGCCGATCAATAAAACTCTGATCGCTACATGTGCCGGCTTCGGGCTGGCGCTTGGTTCGATTGCGATGCAACCAGGAACTTTTCCTGTGTTTGGGGCTGCTGCCGGAGGCTCGCTGGTAACTGCAAGCCTGATCGGCAGCAAGAAAGACAGGGAAAAGGAAGAAGCTGAACGAGCAGCAAA